CTTTTATTTTCCGCTGTCCGGGGTTTGAAGACCCCTTTTTATATGATTTGGTACCATTTGCGACAACCTCGCCGACTTTGGCTGGGGTTGTTTTGATTTGAAAAGGGGGAGAACAAAATGGCAAAGATTGGGGACATCGTCCGCATAGAACAGGAGACCGACCCGCAAGGCCAGGAGCTCGCAGAGCAGAAGGAGATCCAGCGGTTGAACAAGATCTACGCAGGGCTCCCACCGAAGCAAAAAGCCATCGCCGAGGGTCTGATCATCCAGGCCGCACGGCTCCGCGTGAGTCTCGACCTGCTGGCAGCGGACATCCGCGAGAACGGCCTGACCGAAATGTTCCGCCAGTCGGACAAGGTCGAACCGTACACCCGCGAGCGGGCGGCCACGCAGATCTTCGCAAAGATGGACAAGAACTATCAGGGCATAATCAGCCAGCTGAACAAGATGGTGCCTGCAGAAGACGAGCCCGATGATGACCTCGCAGAGTTCAAGCGTGGGTGATCCGGATGCAGGAGAACCACATCGGCCCTCTGCAGGAATACACCGCCGCGATCAAGTCCGGCAAGGTAACGGTCGGGCAGTGGATTCGCAAGCTGTACGAGCGCATTGAGAGCGACGTCGCAAAAGGTGTCTACCAGTACGACGAAGAGAAGGCGGCCAAGGCTGTCAGGTTTATCGAGCGGTTCGCACACCACAACAAGGGTGCCCTCGCGCCTGGGCGGCTGATCCTGAGTCTGTGGCAGAAGGCGGCCATCTCGGCAATGTTCGGGCTGGTGGACGCAGACGGCACGCGCCACTTTCGTGAGGTCTTCATGACGGTCGGACGCAAGTGCGGCAAGACGCTCATGGCTGCGGGGATCATGGAGTACATGGTCTTCGGCGAGGACGAGTTCGGGCCCGAGGTGTACTGCGTCGCACCGAAACTCGACCAGGCGGATCTGGTCTACTCTGCGTTTCAATTCTCTGTATCGAAAGAGCCCGCCCTGGCTCGCAGGATGCGGAACCGCAAGAACGACCTATACGTCGATGAGAACAACGCCACGATCAAGAAAATAGCCTTTAACGAGAAAAAGGCGGACGGTTACAACCCACAGCTCACTGTCTGCGATGAGGGCAGCAGCTGGCCGGGCGCACGTGGCCTTAAACAATACGAGGTCATGGTGTCCGGTACCGGCGCACGCTCGCAACCGATGACCTTGATGATCACATCGGGCGGCTACGAGAACGAGGGCATCTACGACGAGCTGATGAAGCGCGGGACGTCCTTCCTCAACGGGGACAGCCGCGAGACAAGGCTCTTGCCGATCCTGTACACCATCGACGACATCACGAGGTGGGATGATCTCGGCGAGCTTCGCAAAAGTCTTCCGGGCCTCGGAACGTCGGTCTCGGACAGCTTCATGGCTGACCAGATCGCGAGCGCTTATGAGAGCCTGAGCAAGAAGGTCGAGTTCCTCACCAAGTACTGCTGCATCAAGCAGAGCAGTTCGCAGGCTTGGCTTCCGGCGGAGGCGGTCATGTCTGCAACGGGCGAACCGATTCGGCTGGAGGACTTCAGCGGGTGCTACTGCGTCGGCGGCATCGACTTGTCGCAGACGACCGACCTCACGGCCTGCTGCATCGTCATCGAGCGCGGCGGTGAGCTGTACGTCGTGACGCGGTTCTTCCTTCCTGGCCAGCGCATCAAGGACGCAACGGCCCGCGACGGCCTGCCTTATGACTTGTACGTCCAGCGCGGTCTTCTGATCCCGAGCGGCGAGAATTACGTCGATTACCACGACTGCTTGCAGTGGTTCGTGGATCTGATCCGCGAGCACGAGATCTACCCGCTGGCCATCGGCTACGACCGTTACTCGGCACAGAACCTCGTGCAGGAGCTGCAAGGCTACGGCTTCCACATGCACGACGTCATCCAGGGCGAGAACCTGACCGGCATCATCAACGAGACCGAGGGGCGTTTCAGAGACGGCACGATCCACATCGGGGATAACGACCTTCTGAAAGCGCACTGCCTCGATTCTGCAATTAAGATCAACGCCGAAAACAACCGGCGCAAGCTGGTCAAGCTGTCGCAGTATTCGCACATCGATGGCATGGCTGCGCTTTTGGACGCGATGTGCATGAGGACGTTCAAGCACGACGAAATCGGCGAACAGCTCAAGAACAAATAACTAATTATTAACTGACGGAGGCATCTTCATGGCACTGTTTGACTTTCTTTTCCGCAGGCCGCGTCAGCAGGTAGAGCGTGCGGGCTCATGGAAGACGCTCTCCGCCTATACGCCTGCATTCACATCATGGGACGGCCAGATGTATGAAAGCGACCTGTGCAGGGCCGCAATCGATGCGCTGGCACGGCACACCGCAAAGCTCGAGATCACCGTGAACGGTACCGCACAGCCGCGGCTCAGAGCGCGTCTCAAGGCGCAGCCGAACCCGTTCATGACGTGGAGCCAGTACCTGTACAGAGCCCGCACGATCCTCGAGATACAAAACAACTGCTTCATTGTGCCGGTATATGGCAGCTCGGAGATCTGCGGCTTCTTCCCGATCCTGCCGAGCCAGAGCGAACTGGTCGACGTGGATGGCGAGCCCTGGCTGCGTTACACGTTCCTCAACGGCATGAAGGCGGCGCTCCCGTTCGACGAGTGCGGAGTCATGACGAAACATCAGTATAAGGACGATTTCTTCGGCTCCAAGAATACCGCCCTCGGCAGCACGCTGGATCTCATTCACATGCAGAAGCAGGGCGTCAAGGAAGGCATCAAGAACGGCGCGACTTTCCGCTTCATGGCGAAGGTGTCGAACTTCACAAAGCCCGAAGACCTGGGCAAAGAGCGTGAGCGCTTTAACCGCACAAACCTGCAGGGCGAGAGCGGCGGCGTTCTGCTGTTCCCGAACACGTACAGCGACATTAAACAGATCGAACAGAAACCGTTTATGGTCGACGCCGATCAGATGAAGCTGATACAGACGAACGTCTTCAATTACTTCGGTGTGAACGAGGATGTCCTGCAGAACAAATGCTACGGCGATGCCTGGTCTGCATTCTACGAGGGAGCAATTGAGCCCTTTGCAGTGCAGGCTTCTGAGGTGCACACGGCAATGGCCTACACGGCCCGCGAGCGTGCACAGGGTAACAGCATCTTTTTCACGAGCAACCGCTTGCAGTACATGACCAACGCTGACAAATTGAACGTCTCGGCGCAGCTGGTTGACCGCGGCGTCTTCTCACGCAACGATGCGCGCACCCTTTGGAATCTGCCGCCTATTGAGGGCGGCGACACGTACATCGTCCGCGGAGAGTATGTGAACGCGCACGATCAGGTCACACCCGGAACCAATACCGACAACACAAACACTTAAGGAGGGCGAGAAAATGCCTTTCAAGCCAAACGAGAGAGTATACCGCAGCATGGCGCTGCTGAATGCGGCTGACAACGCAGATCCGCTCGCACCGTCATACCGCGTTGAGGGCTATGCGTCGACGTTCGAGCGCTACAAGCTGTTCGATGACTACGACGGCCCGATCTATGAGCAGATAGACAAGCGGGCGTTTGATGGCGCGGATATGACCGACGTCATTATGCAGTACGATCACCAGGGCAAGGTGTTCGCCCGCACAAGCAACAACACCCTGCAGCTGAGTGTGGACGACCACGGCCTCAAGATCGCCGCGGATCTCTCGCTGACAGAGGCCAGCCGCGAACTGTGGAACGAGATCTCCTGTGGTCTGATCACGCGCATGTCCTTCTGCTTTATCATTGCCGACGCGAAGTTCGACCCCGCAACGAGGACGAACAACATCGCCAAAATCGGCAAATTATACGATGTTTCTGCTGTTTCGATTCCAGCTAACCCTGGAACTGATATAGAGGCTCGCTCCCAGTACGACGGAGAGATCGTCAAGGCGCTCAAGGAGTTTAGAGCGAAACGCGCGAGACTAGCACTGCGTGCCCGAATGGACGCGCTCAAGTACGGAGGTTGACATGTTTGATAACCGCGAACAGGCACTAGCACGCCTGGATGAGCTGCGCAAACAGCTCGAAGATCCTGCTGCGAATCTCGAGGAAATCGAGGGCGAAATGCAGCAGATCGAGCAGTACCTCGCGGAACTGGCTGAAGTGGTCGCGGAAGTAGCTCAGGAAGAGCCCGCCGCCGAAGAGAATCGCGCCGACGAAGAACCGGCCGAGGAGAACCAGCCCGAAGAGGAACAGCCCGAGGAAACCAACGAAGAGGAGGAGCGCTCCTCGCAGGCAGCGCAGCGTGCGGAACTTCGCAGGCGTGTCGCCGCCGGTATCACTGGACTTCAAGTCCGCAAATTTGACAACATGGAGGAAAAGCATATGAGCTTTGAACCGAACACCAAGGAATATCGCAACGCTTGGCTCAAGAACCTGCAGGGCAAGGAACTGACCGCAGAAGAGCGCACCGCTGTGACCGCGGGCTACACCATCCCGCAGGAAACCGCCAACCTGATCAAGGGCAAGATGGAGCTGTATCCGCTTCTGAACGCCGTTGACGTCATGCACATTCC